CGTACAATTTCCATTAGGAAGGATTGAGATATGCCGATTCCAATTTCCAACGTAACCCGTCGAGTCGTATACGCAGCCAGTGGCACTGGCCCGTATGCGTTCACCTTTGAGATTCTGGCGAACACTGACATCGCTGTTTTTCGGGATGACACACTCCTGACGCTGACCACCGACTACACGGTGACCATTGCATCTAACGGCACGGGCTCAATCACCCTGGTGGCGGCACCTACTGGTGCAACTCAGATCGCCATTGTCGGCAACCGTACCATTCAGCGCACTACAGACTTTGTGACTGGCGGCGACTTCTTTGCCAATACGGTCAATGATGAGATGGATCAGCAAACCATCTTTGCGCAGCAGAATGCCGAAGGTTTGCAGCGTGCGTTGAGCGCACCGCAGACCGATCCGACCTCAATCAATATGACGCTGCCACGCGCCAGCCTGCGTGCAAACAAAGCGCTTGGCTTTGATGCTAACGGCAACCCTGCCATTGCTGACACGCTTGGCACAAATCGTGGCAACTGGGCTGCATCCACTTTGTACTATGTCCGCGACATTGTCAAAGACACAACCAACAACAACATTTGGCAGTGTATTACTCAGCACACATCAACTGGCTCACAGCCAATCAACACAAACACTGACTCGGCCAAGTGGACTTTGTTGGTTGACGCAGCATCGGCATCAACAAGCGCCACAAATGCTGCTTCGTCTGCTTCGGCTGCATCTAGCAGTGCGTCTGCTGCATCGACTTCAGCGACAAACGCAGCCAGCTCAGCAAGCGCTGCAAGTACATCAGCCAGCAACGCGTCGACATCGGCCACCAGTGCGGCAAGCTCGGCCAGCGCAGCATCGAGCTCAGCCAGCACGGCCAGCACAGCTGCGACCAATGCAGGCAACAGCGCAACAGCAGCTGCGACAAGCGCAACAAACGCAAGCAACAGCGCCAGCGCTGCCAGCACATCGGCAAGCAATGCCAGCAGCTCAGCATCAGCTGCCAGCACTTCTGCATCTAATGCAGCCACGTCTGCAACCAATGCTTCTAACTCGGCCACAGCTGCTTCTGGCAGTGCATCGACGGCAGCCACACAGGCGACCAATGCATCCAACTCAGCTACCGCTGCAGCTGGTAGTGCAACAAGCGCAGCATCAGCACAGACTGCTGCAGAAGCTGCACGCGATGCAACACTGGCTGCGTATGACAGTTTTGATGATCGCTACCTGGGAGCAAAGACAAGCGATCCTAGCGTTGACAACGACGGCAATGCTTTGGTTGCTGGCGCTTTGTATTTCAACAGCACTGACGGTGCAATGAAGCTGTATACCGGCAGCGCCTGGGTGGCTGCTTATGTGTCTGGCTCTGGTTACCTGGCATCAGCCAATAATCTGTCTGACTTGGCCAGCGCATCAACAGCCAGGACTAACTTAGGTTTGGCTATTGGAACTAATGTTCAAGCATGGGATGCAGACCTTGACGCATGGGCTTTAAGAAAAGCCCCCACTACTGATGGAACAACTAATCAGGTATTAACTTCTCAAGGAACTGGCGTTGCGCCTATTTGGGCTTCGGCAGCAAGTGGTGGAGCGCAAGGTTTTGTAACTCAGTATCAAGGTGTGTCTTCTGCACCAACGATGAATTCTTTTTCAATTGCACTAATTTAAGGAGCAAAAAATGTCAACTTCGGCACAATATGCCTCAACCCCAAAGTTTGGGTCGGCAACTTTAACAACAGCAGATACCTCTCTGACTGCGCCAACAACAGTCGGAACGATTGTAAGTGCTGGTGCTTCTGGTACTCGCATTGACTACATTGAGGTGCAAGGTGTAGCTACAACTGTGGCAGGTTTAATCAACTTGTTTATTTACGATGGCACAAACTACATTTTGTGGCAACAAGTGCCTGTGATTGCTATTACATCAAGCACGACATCACCAGCGTTTGCGGCTTATTTGTCAAGCAATAGCAATTCAAACGTGATGCCGTTGACTTTGCCAACTGGTTATTCCCTGCGTGCTACCACATCGGTAACGCAAACGGGCGTTCGTGTAACTGCTTATGGAGGTGACTTCTAATGAACAATGGAATGTATGGGTATGGGTTGCCACCTAATCAAGCAACTCGTGTAGCTCCACCTGAGTGGAAAAACGCTAAATTAATTACTGCAACAACTTCAACAGAAACTGTCCCACAGAATGTTTACCAAATTGGCGTTGCTGTATTTGGTGGTGGTGGTGGTGGCGCAGGTAATGATGGTGGAAGTAGTATCGTAACAACTGGCGGTGCTGGTGGTGGGTTTGCTTTTGCAATTATTGACGTTATACCAAACCAACTTTTACCAACCATAACAATTGGTGCTGCTGGAACGGCTGGCAGTAATGGCGTTGGTGGTGCTGGTGGCACATCAAGTTTTGGCTCTATTTTGACGGCTACTGGCGGAGCAGGTGGAAACCGTTCTACCTCTACTAACTCTGCTGGCGGTACTGGTACTGCATCTGCTACTTTGCGAGGCGCAATGACTGCTAGTGGTGGTGTGGGATATGGACACAGCAATACAGGTGGCGGTACAGGTGGCGGTGGCGCAGGTTCTTTTTATGGCGTAGGTGGGGCTGGCTCAGACACTAATTCTGGCAATACTGGTGGTGGCGGTCTTGGCCCATTTGCCATTGGTCGAGGAAAAGGGGGCAATGGTTCGTGTGGTGGTGGTGGCAATAGCGATACTGGTGGTGGTGGTACAGGTTCATCAACTAATGGCGGTGGTGGCGGTGCTGGTTTGTCTGGGGTAGGTGCAACATTCACAATTGGCGCAACAGGTGGCCCATCAACCAAAAACGTATTCCTGCGACTTATTGAGCGTTCTTTAGATGGTGGCGGAGGGTCATCAAATGACTATACTCAAAATGGAGCTATTGGTGGCGGAGGCGGAGGAACTAGTAATGGGCCAAGTGGTAATGGAGGCTTTGGTGGTGGGGGTGGCTGTTCTGGGCAATCTGGTCAAATTGGTGGACTTGGCGGCTTTGGCGGTGGTGGCGGTGCTGGTAAAGTTGCAGCTGCGGGAGGTGCTGGAGGTATTGGTGGCGGTGGTGGCAGTAGTGGAGGTGGCAGTACTGTAGGTGGCGCAGGCGGTCAAGGTGCTGTTATTCTTTATTGGACAGAGGGATACTAATTATGAAATACGCATGGATTGAAAACAACATGATTCGTGATGTTGCACATGATGAGCCATCAAAAATCTACCACCCTGATGTTGCGGTGTTTTACAACACGCAAGTGCCTGACGATGCAGTCAATGGTGATGGTTGGGTAAATGGTGCTTTGGTTAAGCCAGAGCCTCCTGCTCCACCAGCTAGAAGATGGACTGCTGACGACTTCCGCACAGGCATGACCTTGGCAGAGAAAACTAAGTGGGACAACGACAGCGCACCAGAAATAAAAACTGTCAAAGCTGAACTTCCTCAACAGTTAGCTGGTGCTACTGAGTTGCTAGACTTTTTGGTTGCCTCAAACGTAATAGCTGAAGCCTCTAAAACCAAAATATTGGCATAAACCATGACAGATGTAAGCCATGAGCAAATCTATGAGCGTCTATTAGCTGTTGAAGCAAAGGTAGATGAGATAGATAAGAACACTAAAGACCTTGTGGAAGCTATTGACGCTGCCAAGGGTGCTGTAAAGGTTCTTAACTGGATAGCATCTATTGCTCAACCAGTTTTGTGGATTGGTGGTTTAGTCATTGCTGCTGGTGCTATCTGGCAGACTTGGATTAAAAAATGAGAGATTGGGCTGTGGCATTTACTACCGCAGTCCTTTTTTGCATTACTGTCGTCTGGTGTTTTTACATCATCGTTTGGGCTATGACGTGAAATGGCTACTGGTGCTTTCAACCTTGTTTACATTGGTGGCATCTAGTAAAGAAAAAACTGAATATCGTTGTGTCAGATGGGCATGGACAGGTGATGTTTACAACCGAAAGGTAGTATGCCTTGAGTGGCAAAAGGTTGAGAAAAAATGATTGACCCCATCACAGCACTAGCTGGCATACAGTCAGCAATCAGCATGGTCAAGAAGGCAGCAGGTGTTGCCCAAGACTTAGGTTCACTTGCGCCCATGATTGCCAAGCTATTTGACGCAAAGTCTGTAGCTACCAAAGCCATGCTTCAAGCCAAGCAGTCTAAAGGCTCAAACATGGGTACGGCTCTCCAGATTGAGATGGCTTTAGAACAGGCTAGGGCGTTTGAGGAGGAATTAAAACTGCTCTTTATGCAAACTGGAAAAATTGACGTATGGCAGAAAATTAAGGCTCGTCAGGCAGAGATGGACTTGGCAGATGCTAAAGAGATAAGTGCTTTGAAGAAAGCAGAGAAAGCAGCTAAACAGAAAGAACAAGAACAACTAGAAATTGGTTTAGCAATAGGTGGAACATTCTTTGTTTTGTTTCTAGTCTTTGTTGGCGTAAATGAATTGATGGAATTCTGTGCAGCTACCAGAAGGTGCGGTAGGTGAATGAGTACCAGAAGACCTTTGACCTATGCCTCAAGATATTCGT